AATAGAATTGTAAAGATATATATACAGCCAAATGATGCATCCTCTTTAAGTGATTGTCTGCTCATCTATACTGGAAAGCTAAAAAGTATATCACATAATATTGATACAATAAATTTAGATATAGAAGCCAAAAGAGTTTGGGATGGCGTTGAGATACCTACTGTTAAAACTGCTAAAAATAATTACTATCCAATAGCCTATGGTGATTATAGACCAAATGCTAAATATAATAACACAAATTCAACCAGTATAGATTTTAATTCTAGTGCTGGGATAGATGAATATAGAAAGCGTAAAACTTTATATCCTATCCCTGTTGAAGAAAGAAGAGGTGATACTGTATTTGCATTGACTGGTGATTGGACTCAATCGGATCGCTCATGGTCTCATTATTATGAAAAATCATTAGATTCATTTCTACCATTAGCAAATAGTAGTACAGATGTAACTGTTAATGATGCTGCAAATGAAACATATGAAGATGGTAAGGCAACCAGATTCAATCAGAATCTATTAAAATCATCTATGAATAAGATGGCAGAATTAACAGAGATTACAAATCAATCTCCATTTACATGGGCAAATAATAATAATGCTTTTGATGGTGATTATATCAATACAAGTACATTTACACAATGCTCTATTTCTGGTGCTTTTGGAGATAATAAAAGAGGATTTGTAAAATATAATATGCCTCAACTAACAGGCTATCCAAGTAAACTACAAGTACATTTCGTAATAAGTGGATCAATTACATTGAGTAGTGCAAGTGGTTCTGGTGAAATACGAGTACAGTTATTAGATAAGAGTTTTGGTGCAGATGATGTTGTTGGATATTATAGTCTTACTGGAAATGGAGCAACTACAACATTTGTAAGAACTTCTGATAGTCAAAATTTTGATACTTCTTCTACTGTTTTCTTCGATACTCAAGTAGACCATGATGCTGAATGGTTGGCATCTGGAAGTGGTTGGGGTGAAGGTTTACAATTTAATCTTAAATGTGTCCAGCATGGTGGTGGAAATCTAGCTGGAACTTTAGAAGGTAATTTCAGAATTTACGATGTAGCCATACAAGCAGATACTCAATTAGATTTTACAGAGACAACAAAAACAGGCAAACTCACAGCCTCTAAATTCATTGATGATATAGAATATGTATATACTGGTGGTGATGGTCTACCAGATAATGGATGGAATAGCAGTTCAGCTATTACAACAATAATTGCAGCTCATAGAGATATTTTGCACAGGAATACAAGCTATACAAATTCAAATACACCAACAAACTGGAGTGCTATTAATAGTGCTAAAGATTGGGCGATTAGATACTGGATTAACGAGCCTAAAAATTTAAAAGATGTACTAGAGGAGCTACAATTTAATGGAGGTTTTATATTTCGTTTTAATGGTCAGAATCAAGGAGAATATATATTTATACCAGATTCTATTAGTGCAGACCATACCATAAATACAGATGATTTAGAAAATATAAATCTATCTTTAACCTCTATGAATGATATAAAAACTACCATAGATATAGAATATGAAAAACATCCAGCTAGAAATGGATATGTAAGTAAGGTAACAGGTAATAATTCAACTGCTGAAACAAATCTTTTAATTGGTACAAATGAAAATAGTAAAACAGTAAGATTAAATGCTTTAGTATCTGCACCAGCTACATCACCTTCTTCAAATGTCAATGATGATTGGTATACATATTATAATGGGATTATAGGAGATCAGAAAGTGTTAGTATCTGCAACAGTTGTAGCACCTTCTTTATATGGTATTGATGTGGGTGATTTTGTAGAGTTTGGAACTATGCCAGTTGATCCTTTTGGTGAATCTTGGTCTGGTAAGGATTTTATTGTTACAAGTGTATCAAGGCAATTTGGAAAATTACAATGCGAATTTAGAGAGGTATAAATGGCAAAGACTTTTTATTATGATTCAATAGATTTATTAGATTCTACAATAAATGATGGAACAGTTACAGATTCAGATGCTGATAGCTTATATGAGTTTAGTGATGCCTCTAGTATAACAAATGAAGAAAGAATTATAGATCAGAGCATATCAACTGCTGCTACATCTTGGGGGCAAAATGATGCTGTCCAATTTGATTTAGGTGGAAATAAAATAGCTGATTTTTTAGCTATATATTCAAATGCAACAGAAACTGGTGATGTTGTTTTAGAAGTTGATACTGCATCTACTGGAGAATCTCTTTTAAGATTAGCCACTATAACTGCAACTCTACCAGCAAATGATTGGCTAATAACAGAGTTTAGTGAAGCTGCTAGGCAATACTGGAGAATAATTGCTGCATCTTCTGGTGGTCTTGTTGGTATTACAGAGATTATTTTAGGAAAAAAATTAGCTTTTGAAGTAAATCCAGATATAGGTATAGCTGAACAAGAAATATTCGGAACAGATATTAATACAAGTATAGGTGGCGTGGAATATGCTATAAAAAGACATGATCCTAAATCTACTATATCTATGAACTTTAGCAATATATCAGAAACATTTAAAAATAATCTGCAAACATTTGAAAGCCATGTGCAGAATTATAAAAAATTTGTATATAGTGAAGATGGCACAACTGGTAATTTTCATTATGTACGATTAGATGCACCAATACAATTCCAAGAAGTAGCCTATCAGCGTTACTCTGCATCACTAATATTAAGAGAGCAACTTTCTTAATTCCTGTCTATGTCTAAAAGCCTTTATTTATTTAGAGGCTTTTTTTCTTGTATTATAAAATATTATATATTATACTTGTATAGATGATAACCTTAATATATAATAATTTTAATACCACCTCGATTACACCTTTGAGCGTTCTTGCTCTGGTTATCATCTCCTTCGGGGTGGTATTTACTTTGGAGATGATATAATGATACATACAATAATAAGTTTATCAAGCGATAATACACATAAAGGTACTATTGATGAGCTAGTTTGTTTTGTAAATAACCATAATGATTGCAGAGCAGAAGATTACTCATATGAAATGCCTCGGAACTTTGCAAATAATCCTAATCCAAATTTTAAATTTAGATTAAAACAATTAGGTTACACTTTTGATAATTGTGGAAGAGCAATTAAAGGAGATAAGTAATGGTTAGATATAATTGGGAATCCGAAGAGCTATTTCAATTAAGAAAAATTAAATCTAAATTAATTGATATAATTAGAAAACCAAATATAAGTAATGATGACCTTACTAAATTATTTTTTATGATGTCAGATGAAGAGTCTAGATTAATTAAAAGAGATTCTGATTTTAATACAAATAAAGTATGCAGCCATTGTGAAACAGATAAAATATATATTTGTGATCCTTGTATGGATGCATGGAGTAAAGAATTAGATGATAAACTAAAGGAGACACATGATACAATTAAGAGTAGATAAAGAAGAGTATCAGCAAATTCTAGAGGCTTTACAAGTTTACACTAGAGTGTGTGCAGATGAACAAAAAAAGAAGTTTGCTCAAGAAATACAGGCTGATCTTACAGATTTAAAAAAAGAACATATCATAGAAACATCGGTTGAACCTAATGCCTGTGATTAAAGATGATATACCATATGTGCCTCATAATAAGAGGTATCATGCAGAAATACAATATGAGGGAGAGTTGGGAATGTTCTTATCTTCTGCAATAGGAGATACTTTAGAAGAACTTGCCAATGATATAAAATATGAACTTCGCAAACTCAAAAATCGTCTCCCTCAAATTGTTCATGTAGAAGATGTACATAACAAAAATGTATTTACAGAAATTTTTATTGAAGATTATAATAAAGGAGTGTATAATGTACGATAAATATGAAATGATAATAATGACTATAATATATTATATGGAAAAAACTGCACCATATTTCTTGAGTGCTGTTGCTTTAAATATTATGTATTATTTAATAAAAGGAGCGTTCTAAATGAGTGAAAATAAAAATCTTACAATTAATGTAGGAGAAAGTAAAACTGGCAGAATCCTATTTGATGAGCCATTAACAGGAACAAATGCTAATGGAGCTTGGTACTTATATAAGTTTAATGTATCTGGTGATGAACTTGGCTTTTTTGCAACAGAAGGATGCCATAAGCAGTTAAGTGCTTATAAAAAAGGTGATACAGTAACGATTAGCCATAATGATATAGGTGGTGGTAAATCTAAATATGTTGTATCATCTGATGTTGTGCCTAGTGCTGCACCTTCTGGTGGATCGAAGCCAGATTGGGATAAGATCAATGAGGATAAGAAAGAAGATATACATAGGCAAGTTTGCTTAAAATTAGCTGTTGATCTTCTTGGTGATGTTGAAGGTAAACTAACACCAGATCAGATTGGAATCGTACAACATAATCTAGGTGCTTTGAAGATGGTTCTAGATCATAGTGTAGTAAAAGAGGATGATCTACCTTTCTAATGGCAATTAAAAGATGGTCGCAAGATAAGGTCTTTTCTAATTATATTAGAACCAGAGATGGATGGACTTGTCAAAGATGTAGCAAAAGCTATGATCCGACAAGCTCATCCTCTCGGATGGGTTTACATTGTTCACATTTTCATGGCAGAGGCAAGTGGACAACTAGATTTGATCCAGATAATGCAACAGCTTTATGTTATGGCTGCCATAGATATGTGGGATCACATCCTATTGAACATATGGAGTTTCAATTAAAAAGGCTAGGTAAGGCTAAATTCGATGCTTTAACTAAAAGAGCTAATACAACAGGAAAGAAAAGAGATTATATTAATAAACATTTTTTGAACGAATTAAAACTAATGCTAGAGAATGAAGAACACAGGCTGGATAAAACTAAATAAAAAGATAAAAAATCATTGGCTCTGGGATAAGCCAGAATATTTAAGAGCGTGGATTGATATGTTGATGGAAGCAAACTTTGCAGATGTTACAAAGTTATATAATATGGAACTGGTAACTATAAAGAGAGGTGAGTTTCCTACATCATTAAGAAGTTTATCAGATCGATGGAGTTGGTCGATTGGTAAAGTTAGGAGGTTTTTAAAACTTCTCGAAAACGACTCAATGATAGACACATCAACAGACACAGGCTTTACCTTAATAAAAATAAGGAATTACGAGGTTTTTCAGACATCAAAAAGCACACCAATAGACACACACATAGACACACAGACAGACACACCGACAGACACTACTATAAGAAGTAAAGAAATAAAGAATATATATAATGATCATTTTAATGAGTTCTGGAAGTTGTATCCAAGAAAGATTGGTAAATCAGTTTGTAGTAAAAAATATAAGATAGCGTTGAAAAAAGTAAAGCATGAAGATTTAATTACTAGCTTAAAGAATCATATTAATGGCTGGAAGAATACTGATCTGGAATATATACCACATCCTTCTACTTGGTTAAATCAAGAAAGATGGAATGATGTAGTTGAGCAGCCAGAAATGAAAGCTAAATCTAAAACTTACAGGAAAACTAAAACTGGACTACATATTGCTTATTGTGCAAAGTGTGGTACTAAAGCCTATCCTAATGATTATCAGATTAAAGGTGATTCATGTTGTGGAACTGATTGGTTAGTTGATAAACCAGAAATAGAAAATACTTCAAAAATAGATAAACAAATTATAGATAGGATAATGGCATGAAAACTAGAAAAATTAGTAACTGGAAAGGTGATGCAAAAAGAGCAGATGATTATATATCTTACTGTAATACTTGTAAGAGATGTTGGGAACATAGATTTTTAAAAGGCAGTAGTGGTAGAAGTAAAAATAAAATTATTCATTATAGCGATTTTGTAACTTATGGTAGAAAAAGAAAACAATGTATAAATTGTAAAGAAGGTAAATAATGGAGTGTAAATATTGTGGTTCTGGGCATGTTAGAAAGAAAGGATATAATCATAGTAAATATAAAACATCTCAAAGATATATATGTTTTGGCTGCAATAAACAATTTTCAGTAAGCCTAGCAGAAGAGTTAAGAGATACTGGAGATTTACCTAGAATATTATTATTTGATATTGAAACTGCTCCAATGGAAGTATTTGTCTGGGGATTATATAAGCAATTTATCCCACATACAAATGTTATTAAAGATTGGTTTATTTTAAGTTGGTCTGCAAAATGGCTTTATGAAGATAAAATACTTTCAGCAGTAGTAACATCGGAAGAGGCAAAAAATCGTGATGATGGGCGTATATTAGGCGAAATATGGAAACTTCTGGATGAAGCTGATATTATCATAGGACATAATGTTGATAGATTTGATGATCGGAAGTTGAAAGCTAGATTTATAGTAAATGAAATGATGCCACCTTCACCTTATAAATCAGTAGATACATTAAAGGTAGCTAGGAAAGAATTTGCCTTTGTATCTTATAAGCAAGATTTTTTAACAAAGTATTTTGATTTACAGAATAAATTATCAACTGATTTTCAGCTCTGGAAAGATTGTGTAGCTGGTAAAGAGGATGCTTTAGCTAGGATGTTAGATTACAATGAACATGATGTAATTGGACTAGAGCAAGTATATTTAAAGCTAATGCCATTTATAAAGAATCATCCTAATCTAGGTGTGATGATGAATGAAACAGTTTGTCCAAATTGTGGATCAGATCATTTAGAGGAAACAAAATATTATTATTATACAGCAGCAAATAAATTTAGAGTACATAGATGCATGAATTGTAAGGCAGTTATGAGAAGTAAAAAGAAAGCCAATTCAAAGCAAACAGAGGTTAGAAGTGTACCGAAGTAATGCCTCACAAATAAAGCTAGGTAGCTTAAAATCTGAATATATTGATGATCTTAACAGTAGATATATAAAGATAAAAGGTTCTTGGCAAATGAAACTATTTCTAGTTGGCACTAAAATAGGTGAGGCATAGATTTAATAAAATAGGGAGCGTAATATGATTATGTTTGATATAGCAGAATGGATAGCAAATGTACTGGTGTTAGGTTTAGGATTATTTTTCTGGACATTGGCAGCAGCAGTTGTATTCTTAATAGTAACAGAGTTAGTTAATCAAGTACAGAGGTAAATATGCAACCACATACCGAACCTTGCGAAATGTGTGGTAAAACACACACCGAATATGAAAGAAGAAGAGAAAGAGAAAAGATAAATGCGATAAAAATTAAAGCATTTGTAATAGGTAGAAGATCAGTAAGAAAATTAAGTAGCCGAGAAAATGATATAATAGATGCTTTCTATGATCTGGATATAAGAGATTTAAGTATAATAGCAGATCATCATGGCATTAGCAGAAGTGCTTGTAATACATATTATGATAGAGCGATGGATAAGTTAATGGATATGGATTTTGAAATATGAATAAAGAGATAATAAAGTTGCTAGAGGAAAGGCTTGAGAAAGGGAAGCGAGAATATAATGAAGAACTTGATCCTTTTGATGGTCGAATCTGGGAAATAGAGGCTCTGGAAGAGATACTGGATGGAATGATATATACTGCTACATCTATACTAAAAATCATACATAGAAAAAACAATAAATGATAGATATTCCTATCCCTAAATGGTTAAAGCTAGAAAGTTATAATACTATCATTAGAAATAACTTTGGTAATCGAGGTTATGCAGATGGGAACAAAGAAGAACAATACACTGGGATACTAGGTCAAAATGTTGTACTAAATTATTATAATAAACCTCTGGTAGTAGGTGGTGGTGGATTTGATGATGGCGTTGATCTGGTTCTAAATGATAAAAGAGTAGATGTTAAATGTATGGGTAGAAATGGAGCAGTAAAGCAAGGATATACAAATAACTTTATTGCAGCACAGGATAATTACAATACTGATATATATTTATTTTGTTCAATCAATAAAAAAGATTCTATTCTTACTATGTGTGGCTGGGTAACAAAAGAACAATTTAAAAATCGTAGAGTATTCCATGAGAAAGGATCATTACGATTTAGAAAGGATGGCACAGCTATTAAGGTTAAGACAGATTTATATGAAATAGATAATGATATGTTAAATGATATTAAAGATTTATCTTGACTTGTATTTATCTAGTCCTTATTTTCTCATTAATTAAATAACACATTATAGGAGATGATAATGAAAAAAGTAACTATAAAACAATTACAAATCAATGAAGATAAAGATGTTAAAGTAAAAGATAGATTTAATCCAATTTACCAATCAAGATTAAGTGAAACTTCACATCAAAATAAAACTCAAGAAATTAAATATAATAAAAAAGTTTTTACTGTCGGTCTTATAGATTGTAGAAAACATGAATTTATTTATATTTCTATAAATGAGATAGGATATTCTTATGACTTAAGAAATTTTAATCCATTTTATGGTGCTTTTGATGAAGAGGGATGGGTAACAGATTATGCAGTAAGAAAATTAGCTATAATGGAAATAAAAAAAGCTGAAAGTCTACTTAAATAAATATAAATAAACCTAAAAGAAAGAGCCTTGAGAAATCGAGGCTTTTTTTTTATTCTATCTATAGAGATTAGAGTTTTCAAAACTCTAACATTAGAGAAATGAAAGAAAGAAGTAAGACACATATATTATACTATCCCCATTTCTCGTACTGGAAACTATATTTAAAAAGATAAATAACACCCTAAAGAATTAGGGACTTAATTGGCTAGGGTATCTTAATTAATTATCAGTATGTATATTCCCCGTATATTCCCTCCCCCTTCCCTCCCCCTTCCAAGTTCAAGTTATCAATATTCATTTTTTTGTAGTATACTAAATACAACAATATTTTAATTTATAAAAAATAAACACCTCTTTTTGTAGTCAATCCTTGTATTTATAGAGGTGCTAATCCTTCCTCACTCGTTGAAAATGATTATAATAGGGCGATAGACAGGAATAGGGATTTATGGTCTGCAGACCTTTTAAAACTATGGAAATACAATACTATAAATCAAATGATCTTATAATGGCAGAATATAACCCTCGCCAATTAACCAAAGATCAGTACAGCCAATTAAAAGACTCTATTAAAAGATTCGGATTGGTTGATCCTCTTATTGTAAATAAAAACAAAAAAAGAAAAAACATTCTGGTAGGTGGGCATCAAAGATTTAAGATTGCGAAAGAAATGGGCATCGATGAGATACCATGTGTTGAAGTTGATTTAACTTTAGATGCAGAAAAAGAATTAAACATCAGACTAAATAAAAATGTTGGTGAATGGGATTATGATGCTCTAGCTAATTATTTTGATGTAGGTGAGCTAACAGATTGGGGATTCTCAAACGATGAGCTGCAATTCTACGAAGATGAACCAGTACAAGGTTTAATAGATGATGATGAGATTCCAGAGGTAGAAGAAGCCATAACAAAAGAAGGTGATCTCTGGATACTGGGAGAGCATAGAGTTTTATGTGGGGATGCAACCAAGAAAGAGGATGTTGACTTATTGATGGATGGTCAAAAAGTAGAATTAATTCACTCTGATCCTCCATATGGAATGGGTAAAGAAAAAGATGGTGTCTTAAATGACAATATATATGATGAAAAGCTAGATGAATTTCAAATGAAATGGATAACTGCTTTTAGACCTTATGTTGAAGATAATGGCTCTTTATATATATGGGGTAATGCTCCAGACTTATGGAGATTGTGGTATAAAGGTGGTTTAAAAGATTCAGAGCATTTAGAATTAAGAAATGAAATAGTGTGGGATAAAAAATCAATACCCGGAATGAAGTCTGATTTAATGCATCAATATCCAGAAGCGTCTGAAAGATGTTTATATATACAGATAGGAAAGCAATTTATAGGGAATATAAATGCAGAAGATTTTCCAGAAGAATGGGAAGGAATAAGAAGTTATTTAGAAAGCCAATCAGTAAAAGCTGGAATAAAACCTAAAGATATTAAAAGAGTTACCAACACTCAAATGTATAGCCATTGGTTTACTAAATCTCAATTTTGTTTAATACCTCAAAAGCATTACAGAGCGTTAAGAGAGGAATATCCTAATTGCTTTCAAAAACCTTATAAAGAATTATCAGATGAATGGAAACAATTTAGAAGTATTGCCTCTGATAAAAAACATGAAAAACATAGCATGATAAGGTCTTATTTTAATAATGGACATGATTCCATGAGAGATGTTTGGGAGTTTGGTAGGGTTCATGGTGATGAAAGACATGGACATGCAACTCCAAAGCCTGTTGAAATGATGGAGCGTATTATTATTTCAAGTAGTGAGAAAAGTTTAATAGAACCTTTCCTTGGTTCTGGATCAACCTTAATAGCAGCAGAAAAAACTAATCGCAAATGTTATGGATTAGAACTTGATCCACATTATTGTGATGTTATCGTTAAAAGATGGGAAGATTTTACTGGTAAGAAAGCAGAAAGGATAGAGCGTGTCGAAGGCTGATAAACAGCAAGGAAACAGTAAGAGAGTATTTGGTAAACCATTTAAAAAAGGTCAATCTGGTAATCCAAATGGCAGACCAAAGAAAGGACAAGCATGGGCTGATGTTGCTAATGAGTTACTTAATTCAAATGGAATAGATATAACAATGAAGATGGGTAATGGTAAAGTAAAAAATTTAAATCTTGAGGCAGATAAATCATTTAGACATGCTGTTATAATTGGTCAAATAAGTGAGGCTATGAAAGGCAATGTTCAAGCAGCAAGAGAGTTGGCAGATAGAACAGAAGGTAAGCCAAAACAGGAAAGAGAAATAACACATAAGAATGAACCTATACAAATAATGCAGATTGATTAATTGGAACATAGATCAAAAGCGAAAAGAAATAATAAAACATCCAGCATCAAGAAAAGTTCTGGTAGCTGGTCGGAGATTCGGAAAATCTCATTTATCTCTTATGTGGCTTTTGCAGAAAGAAATTCAAGCTGGGGAGCGTAGATGGATCGTAACACCAACATACAGGCAAGGGAAGGCTACTACTTGGAAACTAATGAGACAGATATTCAGAGACTATGATTGCCAGATCAATGAATCAGAATTACTTGTACGCTTACCTAATGATGCAGAGATTGCTATTAAAGGTGCAGAACAAGAAAACAATCTTCGTGGTGCTGGATTAGATATGGTTGTAATGGAAGAATATTCATATATCAAGCCACATGTATGGGATGAGATTATTTATCCTACCTTAACAACAACAGATGGTGAAGCCTTTTTTATTGGTACACCTAATGGTTATGATCATCTATATAATGCTTATTTAAAAGGTCAAAGCGATGATCCAGATTGGAAGAGTTGGCAATATACAACAGTTGATGGTGGCTATGTACCAGAAAAAGAGATAGAGAAAGCTAAAGCTATGATGGATGAAAGAGCTTTTAAAACAGAATTTCTAGCATCCTTTGAAACAACTGGTAATAGAGCAGCTTATAATTTTGATAGAAGTATTCATGTTAAAGAAGCAAAGCAATTAACAAACAACCTATTCTGGGGATTAGATTTCAATGTTGATTATATGAGTGCTGTATTAGGTTGTGAATATTCTGATGGCACAGTACATTATTTTAATGAGATTAGATTAACAAATAGTAATACTGAAGAGATGGCTAGAGCTATGAAGAAGATAGCACCTAATATCCCAACCTTTCCAGATAGTGCTGGATCAGCCAGATCAACAACTAGTAATAGATCAGATCATCAGATATTAAAAGATCATGGTTTTCAAGTTATAGCAAAGAAAGCAAATCCACCAGTTATTGATCGCTTAAATGCTTTGAATAGAATGTTGAAAGATGCCAATGGTAAGATAAGAATGAGCATTGATCCGAGGTGCATAAACCTTATAAAAGATTTAGAACAAGTACAGAGAAGCAGAGATGGCAAGATAGATAAGAGTGATATTGCTTTAACTCATATGCTTGATGCCTGTTCATATTACATAGCGTATAGACATCCAATTATTAACAGACAACCTATGAGCGTTGAATGGTGATGTTTGCATTTGGATTTGTAAGTGGTGGTCTGGGAGCAGTTATTTTATTACATCTATATGGGCGAAAGCTAGATATGGATCAAAGAAAACAGAAGATAGTATCTGATATATTAAAAAGAAATAATCAAGTGGTGAACTGATGAACTATTATGATATGATAACGATTCCAGATTTAGGTAGTAGAGCTGTATTTGAATCAATTAAAAATGCTGAAGATATGGTGCTTAAAGAAGAGTACAAGAAGAGACAGCAATCTATTGACTTTTATTTTAATAGAGATATAGATAAATATGTACAGGATTACTTCCCTTCATCTTCATTAAGCCAGATACCTACATTACCATTGAGAATTGTACCTCGTTTTGCTAGAGCTAGGATGATGCTATATAAAGCACCAGCTCAAAGATTTGTAGGTGGTGAAGAGGCAGAAGAGTATCTATCTTATACACATCATTTAAATAGTCAATCAAGAATAGCATCAGAATTAGCATGGCTGTTAGGTTCTATACACATGAAATCTGTATGGAATAATAGAAAACAAAAGATAGAATATCATATAATGCCCAATGTTCGTGAATATTACTATGAGGGTGAGCTAGAGCCTTATGGTTATTCTTATGAGCGTGGTGTAAATAGTAGAGGTGATAGAGAGTTTGTGTTCTGGTCAGAGGCTAGAGATGGTGAGCAAGGAATGCATTTCTTATTTGATATTAGAGGTAGGATATATCCAATCGAAGGGAATCCAGATATGGTTAATCCTTATGATATTAATCCTATATCCAGAATTATATTTCCTTATGATGCATCTGATGTAACAATGGCAGCTCTTCATAGCTCCATAGCATTTACTGAAGTTATGTTGGCTACTCGTTACCAGATGGGATCACCAGTTGTTACAGGCATAGATCAAGAAGTTCCCAATCTAAAGTGGGGAGTGGATCGTTTAATATCTTTACCAGAAGGAAGTTCAATGAGTTTTGTTGCACCACCTTCTAATATCAGCCAGATGTTGGAAAGTATTAAACAGTTATTAAATGTTACTGGCCAGAATCATTCTTTATCAGTTAGATGGGGTGAGCAAGGACAAGTACCAAGTGGACAAGCATTAAAGATTTTAAACATGGAGAATATGGAATCTAGAGAGTCAGATATACCTATGTTTCAAGATTTTGAAGAGATGAGATATGGTGTTGATCGTAGAGTTATCGAAGTACATACTGGTAAATCTTTTGATGAATCGTATGCTGTTGATTTCTCTGAATCTAAATATCCAGAAGAATGGAATGTAGAGAAAGATAAATTAATGTTTATGCTTGAAAATAATTTGATGGATCAGAAAGGATTGATGAAGTATTTCAATCCAGATATTACTGATGAAGAGATAGACATGAAGTTAGAAGAATTAGAACCAGAGGTAACTGAAGAAGAACCAGCACCTCAATCACCATTACTATCGGCATTAAAGCGTGGATAAAGAAAAAATAGCAGAAGAGTTCGCAAGAGCTGTACAGAAAGCACAGGCTCAAATGGTTGAGGATTTACTTGATATAAAAGATTCTCTAACTAGGGAAGAGTTTATATCTTTAATCAGTACGCTTGATGTTGATGATTATATCTTTAATGAGATAGGATTACAGAAAGATTTAGATAAGTATTTAGCATCTTATCAAAATGTATTATCTGGAATGGAGTTTGTTGGTGAGGTAACAGAAGAAACCTTATTGGCTTTGGTACGATTAGACCAAGCAACCTTCACAAAGCAAATCAGCTCAATGGGTGAACAGATCATAGATGAGGCTGTTAAAGGGATTCTAGGTGGTAAAACAGAAAGAGAAATAGCTCAAAGTATGTTAGGTAATGTATTAAGACCAGACCAAGCTGAAACATTAGCTAATACTGCTTTAAATACTTTTGAAAGGAATGTAACTGCTGAAATGGCTGTAAATGATCCAGCTGATGCTACCTATGTTTATCAAGGTGTTATCGATGATAGAACTAGAGACATATGCCTAGAGATGATGTCTGCTGGTAGTTTAACAAGAGATGAAATTGATTCACAATATCCAGCAGCATTTGTTGATGGTGGTGGCTTTAATTGTAGGCATAGATGGGCAAGAGAAACATCAGTATCTAAAAAACTTACTGATCCGAAAGAAGCAAAAGAATTTATTGATAAGAAAGGTGGATTTAAAAGAACACCATTAACACCTCAACAACAATTAGAACAACGTGGCTAAAAAATTAAAAGATATACCAACCTTTACCAAACAATTCTGGAAGAAGTTGGGCGATGAAACAGCAGATCGAATACGAGTGCATACTACCAAAGGTGGTAAAGATGTCAATAATAAACCTTTCGAGGTTTATTCAACAAAATACAGGACTAGAAAAGCATCTGGTAAGTTTAAGAGGCAATCATCTACATCATCAAAGGTTGATCTACAACTTACTGGTGATATGATGAGAAACTTGCAAACTAGAGGATTCTCAAGGGATAATGTTGTGATCGGTTGGTCTGGTACAAATGCACAAAAGATTCAATGGAATGATGATATGGGTAGAACTGTAACAAGCAAATCAAAGCCTGTTACAAATAAAATAGAAAAATTTATTTTTAAAGAGGTTGATCTTGTTATTGCTAGAAATGCAAAAGAAGCAACAAGTAAACCAATCAACCTTAAAATCGGTAAATAAAAGAAAGGACTCAAGATAATGAGCGAGAATGAAGTACAAGATAGCGTACAAGAGTTGGCTACTAACAGCCAGAATGAATCAGTATCTAGCAACCAAGATAACGATTTATTGCGAGAAGTAATGCAAAAAAAAGAAAGGTTGCAAAAAGCAGAATCTGAATTGGCAGATCTTAAAAGCAAAATGGAGGAAGATAGACAGGCACAGTTATCTAAAAAGGAAGAATGGAAAACCTTGTATGAGGAATCTAAATCAGAACTTGATAAGATAAAGCCAGAGTTAGAATCTTTTAAATTGCAAGAGGCTACTAATAAAGATAAGATGCTTTCAGAGTTCTCTGAAGAAGATAGAGAAACTTTTAAAGATATGAGCTACCAACAATTAAAAGTAGTTCATAATAAATTAATCAACAAAACAATAAATGTTCCGAATGTAGACACATCAACGGCAGCTGGTTATCAAGGTTATGAAACACTAACAGATGCAGCTAAAGATGTGGCTAATGGAAAGCTGGATAAATCAAGTTATGCGAAGATCAAAGAAGCGTTTACATCTAAATTCAATTAACAATAATCCTACTACTGGTATGGATACTGGTGGTGTATCATCTGCAATATCTAAAGATGGTGAACATATCTATGTGAGTAGAGGTGAGGAAATACCTTACGAAGATGGATTTAGGATTTGTGTTGGACAAGAGAAAGCTCCTCAATGCAAGGATTTAATCAGTACCTTTAGCCATATATCTCAAGATCGTTGGGATGCTATATTTGGACAAAAGGATAAATAAAAATGGCAGCTGGAGATAGTGGGAATTTCGCTGGAGGACTTCTTGAGGTAATCGAATCAGAAGCTCTAATCAAATTCTCTGAAGCAAATGTAACAGTTCCTTTGGTAACTGTAAAAAATGAACCAAAAGCAGATCAGATAACTTTCATAGCATATAACTCTGGAAGTAATGTACTAACTAGTGCTGATGTAGCAGCTACTGATGAAGGTACAGTAACACCTTCAACACAGTTGGATACAGAAAAGAAAACAGCTACACTAGATATGTATTCTGTAATGGTTCCAATCTATGATGAAGCACAATTATCAAATGCTGATAATATCGCATCTAATGCTGGAGAGTTAATCGGTAATGCTTTAGCAGCAAAAGCTGATGGATTACTTAATGCTCTTTTTGATGGATTCTCAAATGCAGTTGGTGATGGATCAGCAGCTCTATCAGTTGATAATCTATTTGGTGCTTTATCTAGCTTAAAACAAAACTCTGCTTTAGGACAACCTAATGCAGTTCTTGATCCTAGACAAATCTGGGGAACTTATGGAGTTCATAATGATCTAGTAACAGCAGCACAGTTTGCTGGAGCTGGAGTACAGGATGAAGGTGCTAGAACTGGTTTTGTTAGTCAGATTGCTGGTATAGGTATTCATTCATCACCAGAGTTCACCGAGGCATCTAATGCTGTTAAAGGTGGTGTATTTACTTCTGGTGCTTTAGGAATTGGATACGCTGGTGAAATGATGAGAGTTGAAGTCTACCGAGAAGGTTCATACCTTCGTGATAATATCATTGGTTCTGGTTTCTGGGGAGTTACAGAGATCATCGATGGTTATGGTGTAGAAGTTCACACAAAGGTTAGCTAATAGCTGATATAATAATGGGGAGAGGATTTCGGTTCTCTCCCCTTCTAAATCTTTTTGAGGTAATATGGCAGATTCAATAAATAATAAAGCAAAAGAATACTATGATAATGATAATAGTGGTGGAAGCCTTAACAATAATTTAAAAGATTTTTTAAAGCAGCAAGGAGCTGAAGGTAATTCATTAAATACCTTATGGCGTAATTATGCTTATGGTGAAGGTGGTAATAGCTTGAATACCAGACTTGGTAAGCTATGGGGAACATCTGGCTCATTAATAAAAAGATGGAAAGATGTACTCGGATTAACATGGGATGATTTAAAGCTATTTTTTAATGCTAGAAGAAACGATCCAGAACTACTCCTATCTGGTGCTACCTCTTTTGATGGTTCTGGTGATTATATAAATTGTGGGAATGATTCTTCATTAGATATAACCGATGCTATTACTGTATCAGCTTGGATGCTTACAACTGTTACAAATGATCATCAAAGAATAGTTGCAAAGCAGTTTGAAACAGATAATGGAACAGTTAATTCATGTTTTCAATTATGTATTCATCAGAATAATAAATTTAGGTGGGCAGTTGGTGGCGTATTTGATATTACCTCATCTGATACTATTGTTCCAAATACTTGGAATCATATGGTTGGAACATATGATAAAACTACTGCAAAATTGTATGTAAATGGTCAATTAGTGCAAAGTACAAGTGCTACTGCTGTTATTAGAACAAGTTCACAAGATTTAACAATAGGAACAACAAAATTTAATTCATCAATAGAACACGAAACACATGGCTCAATAGCCAATGTCGGCATCTGGAATCGTGCTTTATCTGCAAGTGAAATAGAATCTATCTACTGGAAAGGACAATTTTCAGATTTAAAAGGTACTGAATTAACCAATCTTGTATCTTGGTATAATTTAAGTGCAGATGCTAATGATAGTACAGGAACAAATAATGGTACAAATAATGGTGCAACCTTTTTAACAGATGCCTATTCTGCCAGTTCTCCTTTCTTACCAAGAATCCAAGATAAAGCATCTGATACAATAGCAAACTATGGAGAAGTCTATGGTGGGAATGCAGTTAGCTTTGATGGTGTGAGTGATAAAGTACAAATTTCAAACTTTCCTACTATTGGGCAAACAAGCTCATCATCTGGATATTCAATATCTTGTTATTTTAAAGCAGATAGTGTTTCTGCTTGGGTAAGTTTATTTTCTTTTGGAGATCAAGCAACTTCTGAAAAAAGGTCATTAATGATTTCAAGTGGTGGCAAGTTATCAGTATCTCATTATAACGATAATGTTTCTGGATCAACAACTTTATCAACTGGAGTCTGGTATCATGGAGTTTGCACAATTGCTTCTAATGGTTCAGCGATTGTATATCTAAATGGCTCATCTGATGGAACTGGAAGCGTAACTCTCACATCTTATTCTGGTACAACTGCTTATATAGGTTCAAATCCAAATGGTAATGGTGAATTTTTTAATGGCATGATGTCTGGAGTAAAAGTATTTAACACAGTTTTAACCCAAGATCAAGTAAGAGAGTTGTACACAAAGCCAGAATTGACCTTACCTACTGGAGTATCTTCATCAGCATTAAAGTTAGATATGCCAATGCAAGAAGGTTCTGGAACTGCAATATTAGATGGCTCTGGTAATCAAAATCATGGTACAGGAAATGGAATCACTTG